GAGACATATACTAATTATGGTACAACTCCATACAATATGACTCCTACTCCAGTTTCAAATACGTTTTCGCTAACCGGAAATTGGTCAACTAGCTCCACCGGTGGAGCAATTGCGCTGTATGGCGGGATTAATAGAATACGCATATACAACTACGCTACAATTTGGGCAGGCGGCGGTAACGGTGGGTCAGGCGGCGGATCGTTAGCGTCTGGTAGTGTAGGTGGTGCAGGTAAAGATGCAATTACTGTTAATGGTTCCTCGACAGTAATTGAATACTTCTACAACGGTGGCTATATTATTGGTGGCGGCGGTGGCGGCGGCGGTGGTGGCTCATGGCACGGTGGCGGTGGCGGTGGCGGCGGCGGTGGCATATGGAGTTCATCAACTACCTATCGCGGAGGTGCCGGAGGGGCCGGTTCTGTATATAGAACTACGGGAAATTATGTCGGCAGTACTGCCGGCATAGCAGGGAGTGTTGGCGGAAATAACGCCGGAGGGGCCGGCGGTGGTGGCGGCACAGGACAATGCATAAGCAGCACCGCTGGTGCTGCAAGTGCTGGTGCAAGCGGTGCTGGTGGGTTTGGTTCCGGCGGTTCCGGCGGAGTGGCCGGAACGCAGAATTCAGGCGGATTACCCGGCGGAGGTGGCGGCGGAGGTGGCGGTCCGGGCGGTAATGGCGGTGCGGGAGGTAAAACCGCCAATATTGCTGGCACTGTGGGCGGCGGTGGCGGAGCCGCAGGATATGCAATCCGGAATTTTTCAAAAATTACTACCTGGGCAAACAGCGGATCGGTAGCCGGGCCGCTTGCTTAAAAATTTTATCAACAATTTTCAATTTCATAAATACTTAAAAGGAATGGTATATGAAAAAAATTTATTTTATATCAGGGTTGCCTCGATCAGGATCAACCCTGCTTTCAGCAATTTTAGTTCAAAATCCATTATGTTACGCTAGTATATCATCGCCGGTACAATTAATTGCGCAGCACATGACAGAAATTGATCAAATTGGAACTAATCAGTTAATGTCCGATAAAAAATTACAATTATTAATTAAATCTGTATTTGACATTGCATATAATGATGTAGATAAACCTATAATTTTTGATACTAATCGATCATGGACTAGTATTATTGAATTATTAAATGATGTAATAGACGATTTAAAAATTATTTGTTGTGTTCGAGATATCCCAAACATACTAAATTCTTTTGAACGAATATATCGAGACAATATATACCAATATAATTCTATGGTATATCCATCTAGTACAACTAACGTATATTTTAGATGTGAGAATTTAATGAGATGGGACGGCAGCGTTGGCCGACACTTAGCTTCATTAAAAAGTGCATTACATTCTAATTTTGCAAATCGAATTTATATAATGGAATATGATTCATTAATATCTAATCCAACTAATGAAATGCAACAAATTTATAAATTTTTAGAAATAGAGCAGTTTGAACATAATTTTACTAATTTACAAAATTTTAAAAATATTGAAACATGTGATAATGAGCTTAACATGCCCGGATTACATGTAATACACCCTGATATAACTACGTTTAACCGTACATCATTAATACCGAATGATATAATAAACCAATATAGCAATTTAGAGTACTGGAGACACTATGGATCTTAGCAATTTTTCATCATTACAACGATTAACATATTATAAAGAAACTGGATTTACTGCTGACGCATTTGATGATTTAGATTATCGAGTTAGGATTGCTGCATATTATACTCTTGGATATACTCAAGATGCATTACATGACGAATCTGCAATTATTAGATGGAATGCTAGTTTGTTTTTTAACAAATTTGATACAGCAGATACTTCGCTATATTACCTACAAAATTATTATCGAATGACTGGCTATTCAAAAGATTTATGTAATCATACAAATGATTGGGTAAGGCACGAAGCTCAACAAATTTTTGGCTATACTATAGATGGATTAACAGATCCGTATTTGCTTATACGGATAGAATGTTATAGAATATTTGGTTTTCCAATTGAGGCATACGCCGATCCTGATACCGGAGTTAGACATGAAGCATATTTACATAATGGTTTTCCGGCTGCTGCATTAGTTGATCCCTCACCCATACTTAGAGAAATTGCAGTTGAGGAATATATTAAAAATAATTTAAAATGAAAATTTTAATTATGGGATTACCTGGGTCAGGTAAAACTACGTTAGCAGTTGAATTAGTTAAACTGCTACCTAACTCAGAATGGTTTAATGCAGACACTATTAGAAAACAATGTAATGATTGGGATTTTAGCATAGTTGGAAGAGAACGGCAATGCACGCGCATGCGTGAACTAGCAAACAAATCAAAAGCAACTTATGTTATATGTGATTTTGTAGCACCTACACATTACATTCAAAAACGGTTTAATTCAGATTTTTTAATATTTGTAGATACTATTAAACATAGTATCTACAATGATACTAACTCTATATTTGAAAAACCTTATTACTATGATATTAAAGTAGACACTAAACGTGCAGTTTATTGGTCTACTCAAATTAAGAACCAGCTACAAGCTATCGATGATATCGATAACGGTTTGAATTTTAGTTTGAATAACTTTGTTACGCAAACTAAGATTTAACCCTCGATGTACAGGTTTTGGTAATGCTATTAAGCTAAACCATCCCCATGCAATATGTTCATCACTTAATATTGGTACAAATTCAGAGTCAACTAAACAAAAATATGTATGAAAATTAAAAACACTATCGTTGGATACAAACTTTTCTAATGGTAGTGTTTTTATAATAGTTGGTATAAATCCAATCTCTTCTTCAATTTCTCGTGTAAGACCCTGCCATGGATTTTCATTAATTAAATTAGTACCGCCAACTAACCCCCAAGTGCCTTGATGTTTACCTGACGATTTTTGAATTAATAAAAATCGATGCGTTGACCGCGCATATATTAATGCACCACTACAAATTATATTTTCTGCTACAGTTCCAGCCGCCATACACCCGCCTTATATAAACCTTCAAAACTTTTAGTCCATGCAACGCCATTCCATACAAATTGAATACCTGTATATGTGTTAGTTTGCCAAATCATTGTATCAGCTTCATATACTGAATCAAAAATAACATTCCATCGAGTTCCGGTCCATTCAATAATATCATTCTCGTGAGCAATTAAATCAATATCATCAGTTGATCGCCATGCCACTGCACCTTCACTATTTGTATCTGATCCAATGCTTTCAATTAACAAATATCGTAACCCTATTGCAATAGGTTGATCAGTTGATTGTTTTAATGGCCGATGCGGATTGAATTCAAGTGGATTAATAATTGCATCAAATGTACCTGGACTGTTTGCTCGATTAGTAAGATGATATTCGATGTCAGTATCTAAATTCCCCGAACTGTCAATACCTGTATTACGATTTAGCGTATCAATATCCCAATTAATATCCATTATTGATTCATCTTGACTGTTTAATGATATAGTACCATTTATTTCAGTACCATTTCGTTGTTTTATAAATAATCTACTAAAACGAGGTATGAATTTTTCGGGATATTTTGATAATATTTCTTCCCATGGTGTTACCGACCGGGCAACCTCAGACCTGCCGTATTGTGAAGTATCATGTTCATTACTATAACTAGGACTTAATAATGTAATTTGATTCTCATATACTTCTATGCTGTATTGTTCAACAACTGTTATAATTTCTGCTAAAAATGCAGTACCTGCATTGGCAAATTTAGTATTTGGATCTAAATAATCAGCACCAAATAGTGGTGTAGCATATGTAGAAGTTCCATCAAATAACCCAGTAATAACTTTAGTAAGTACACCAAGTTGTTTAACTTTTACTGGCGGACTAATCCATATTGGACTTGATAACGTTATTGTTGCTATATCAATTGGAGAGTCGGCACCGACTGGTACTGATCTACTAGACCAATTAACTGAATCTAAGTTTAGTACAGATATGCTTGTCCAATCTGCATAGTTATCAGTTGTTTGAATTTCTAAACTAGGATTAAACAACATTAAAATTTGTTCTAAAATTTGTAATTTTTGATCAGTATTTGCAGACCATATGTCGACTTTCATTGTTAACTTGAATGGAGTTGGCATTAATCGTTCAATTGTGTAATTTCTACCTCGATTGCCAGTGTATGATCCATTAGCAATATCACGTTCTCTAACATGCAATTTACTAACAAATGTTGAATCAGCTAACCTGTCACGATCTAAATCTAATCCATAGATGTATACACTTATACGAGGAACCGAATTAATTGCATTTTCTGAATTTTGTCTAAGGATACTTGCAGCTTGTCTATCAGCATCTCCGTATAATACTGGTATACGATGTAACGATCCGTCGCCGTATTTAACTGTGAACTCACTTAGAATTCTAATTGTTTGAGTGACATATCTTCGTATAGCACCGTCATAAAAATGTTGCATTGTATTCTCCTATAGTAATATTTATTATTATCTAAATACTGTAATTATAAATCTGCTTTCGGTCTAAGTACTTTTGATATTGACTGACGTTCTGCTTCTCGATAATTAAATAGGCTAACTCGCCACGATCCTGCATGCGGTATTACAGTTTGGGTATTATTTACTATCGGTAAATTAACCCTAATTTTTTCAACTCCGTTATCATTATATCCCTAGATCGGAA